TTCTTCGTATATTTAATTCATCTAGTGACGTTACAATACAAACTAAAGTATCAGATAAAGATTTATATATTAAAGGTAATGATGGTGGCTCTGATGTTACAGCTTTAACTTTTGATATGTCAGATGCTGGTAAAGCTACATTTGGTGGTAATGTAGTTGTAACTGGAGATTTAACAATTTCTGGTGATGATTTAACAATGGGTACTAATACTTCAGGATATGTATTAGTTGCAGATGGCACAAACTATAATCCAGTTGCAATATCTGGAGATGTTACATTGGCTTCTAATGGAGCAGTAACAATTGCTGCAACTTCAGTAGAAAACTCTATGTTAGCAGGATCAATTGCTGATAGTAAATTATCTACAATTAGTACAGCAGATAAAGTTGCAGGTGGTGCTATTCAAATTGATAGTGGTACAGATGGTACA